TTACTACAAAAAGCAATCAATGCACCTCGATCAACTTGATCATGAGTGTAGTCAAACGCCAACATCAGACCCATAGTGACTATCATACTTGCCAATGGGGCAATAATCACTACAGGAATCAACCAAGCCACTTCCGCTTCTTCAAAGGCAGTTTTGGTAAACTGCCAGTAGCCGCCAAGGAAACTTTTAGACCCAACTGTACGGCTCAACAGGCCCAACAAGCACCACAAGATGAACCGGCCAATCAAACGAATTTTTATTAACATACAGCCACCAAAAAGATAGCGAACGCCACAACAGGATGCCCGCACATGAGTGCAAACATGGCCAGTATGGTACCAAAAAATGCTGTATCATCACTCATTTTTTAACCCTTGCTTGTGCAAACTTTGCATTTACCTGCTGTTTGAGTTCTGCAAACGCCTGATCAATGAACTGTTGAAGACGCTGTTGTGCTGCTAGTTCCATTGCTTTGAAGTCCATGTTTTTCTCCTAGGTTTTGATAATGATCCACTGCCAGTGCCACACCCCAAGCAAACACCACACTTGAGATGGCACTTGTGATGTAGACTACTGTTCTCATGTTAGGCTTTCATACAGGTTGTACGTGCCATTTGCATCCAACGTTCTGGGAACGATTTACGCAACTGTGCAACTTTGATTGCCATACGCAAACTGAGTTCACGCAACTTGTTCTTGTTGATGTCCATGAACGCAATGATCTCATCTTGCGCTGACTGATCCAAGTCCATGTCTTGAAACAAGGCACCGTCACTAGCAATCTGTTTGATACGCAACAACTTGTCACGCTGTGTGTCCAGTGTCAGGTCCAGGTAGTGACAACGTGATTGCAGTGCATCCAAGTGATCACGCAACTTTTGCGACTTCATTGCGTCAAATTTCAAGTTAGTAATAAAGATCACTGAACCTTGAAAGTTAAAGCTGTCAGGGATACCTTCACGGCGCAACAGATTGCTGTCAGCAAGCCAGCTAATCTTGCGTTTCTTGCCCGAGTCCAATGCGCCTTTGAGCAAGTTCAAGCTGACGTCGTCAAGCAAGATGCTGTCACAGTCGTCAAACACCACAACACAGTTAGGGTCACTGTATTTGTACAAGGTGCTGTACAGGCCAAGTGCTGTAGCAGAACCTTTGATGACTTCAGCGCGAAGTCGCTTGCCTGCAATCTGATCAAACAAGGTAGCTTTTTCAATGATCTGTTCAACGCCATAGCTCTTACCAACACCAGGAGGGCCGCTGACAATCATAGCACGAATGTCGCCGTTAGTAGCTGCCTTTGTCATTTCATCCAAAATGTCAAAGCGTTCACGAATACGTGCAATCACTTCTTCATCTGTTTCCGACATTGCTTGCTCTGCTTCAACAACAGGAGCAACGCTGTCAGCATCAGTCACAAACTGATAGTCCATTGGACCTGTTACGTTAATACGAATGTCTTCTGCAAAGCCAGGAAATGCACCGCCGTTTTTAACGGTAACAAAGCCGCCTTTAGCACCAGTTTTAAACTGCTCTACAAGCTCAAACACTTGGCCGCTAACGTCATTTTTGCGATAGTTACCAGACACAATGCGAACAAAACTTTTTGACATCTCTAACTCCTGTTGTTTACTTGACATGTATGTATTATAGCACAGAGCCCATTTCTGGGCAAATCCGTTAGGCTAATACTTTTTGCTGAGCGAACTCTACAAGTTCTTGACGGAATTCTTCGTAGGCATCAATTACATCGTCATCAAGATCCCGATACTGCTCGCCGAGGATTTGCATTGTACGTACAAGACCGGGGCTACCCAACTGTTGATCGATTTCGGCAATGACTTGAAAAGCACTTTTTGACATCTACGTTTCCTTTTAACTACAATACAAGTATTATAACATTTTGCCCATTTCTGGGCAAATTTAAAAGTAGTACTTTATTATTCCTCTGCTAAGTCGTAAGAAGCAAAGTTAAGTTTCACGCACAGATCTTGTGCATACAGAGGGAAGTTCTCGAAGTCAAAATCTGCGGTAAACATTTTGCTGTAAATAGCAGTCTTTTGTGTAACTTTGGTTTGATCCGAAGCAAGCAAAGTGTACGCTAGAATCTCGCGTTGTCGTTTTTGTTCTACAAGTTTAAGATACAAAACACCTGCGGGGGCTGTGTTAAAACGCATAGCTGACTCCTTTTGTTTGTTACAGTATCAATTATACTACTTTGCCCATTTTTGGGCAAACTGCGTCTAAGACTTGTTGTGTAAAAACAACGCCGCCATATGCTTGTTGATATGTGTCAGCAACGGCTTTCAAGAAAAAAGTGTAAACTTTGCCCGAGTCAGTTATCAGTGTGTACTGCATAAAAAAGCCCCTTTGCTACAATGTGTGTATTATAGCACGGGGGCCGTTTTGTGTCAAATTTAGGTTAGCGTTTAGACATGATTTTGGCCAGCACTTTTTGAGCCTCGGTGAGATCTGTTACTTCGGGCTCTGCGGGTTCAAGAACAAGCGGTGCCCAATTTACATAGGATTGGGTCCAGACCCAGCCTTCGCTTTTGTAATTGTCCATAATAACTCCTGTCTGTTTTGTATATTATAGCAGGCGTACCATTATGAGTCAAGTAGTTAAAAATACTGACAGTTGGTGCGTGGGAAGAAGCACTCGTTTTGCTGTAGGGGTTTGATCTTGATTGTCTCAAGTACTGTGTCCTTGCCCAAGCCCATGGCAAGACTGTACACAAAGTTTTGATTGGCCATTACAAGATCTGCGCCAGCAACCACATTGGCCAACTCCAAAAAGTCCTTGACCGGATAGTAGGGCACAGGCTTGATGTTCTTTTCAAAGTCTGCATGTTCTGCAGGCGTACCAACGAAGATGGCGTTGTTTTCCAAGTCTACACTGTCTACCATACTAGACCAATATGCGTCACCGGCTTGCAGATCACGATAGCGTGGTGTACGGCTAATCACAATGGGCTTGACAGTTTTAGCATCTGCTTCTAACCAAGGTGTATCGTAATCGCTTAACTTGAAGGGCAAGTTGAATGCCAAGTGGTAAGCCTGCACATAGTTGCCTTCAAAACCACGGAACAGTGTACCACGGAATCGGTCCAAATCAACATCAGGTGCATCGTCACCCGGATACCAACGGCCCACAGATTCAATGTAGGGCTGTCTACGCAACAGGGGCAGCAACCACTCAAAGTCTTGTTCTGTAAAGCGTCCACGATGTTCGGGTGCAACTTCGTCGGGGCGATATCCATACTGTGCTACACAGTTTTCAATGTTGCCAATGGCCACTTTGAACAGCACATCGCGCTGTGCCATTTTCTTTACAATGCTAAGGCTGTAGATAAGGTCGCCTAGAGTACCCGAGTGTCGGTATATTTTCATAGTGTTTTCAATATTGCTTCGGCAATGGCATCGGTGTCAAAGTTTCTTGTGCAGGGATAGTCTGTTTTTTCACAGACGATCTGTCGTACTGGATGCTGTTGGCGATCGTTGCAGCCTGTACAATCTTCGCTGCTGCTAATGGCAGTGGCCTTGTAACCCGTATCCCATTTACGGAATGGCATGATGCGTTCAGGTAATAAATGTGTCAGCAATGCCACAATGTTGGTGTCGCTGGCTGCGGCGCACTGCATGGGTCCACTGTCAATGCCCACAAAAGCAGCGGCATCGTTGCACAGCAACATCATTTCTTGACTGTTGAGTTCGCCACGTAGGTCCACAAAGTTGGGATGTTCTACAGTATGATCTGTCGTACCACCTACTGTGACAATGGCAAAGTCATCACGTGCTTCAAACAGTCGGGCAAATACATCAAACCAAACAGCCAAGTCAATGTTTTTTGCTTGCCAGTGCCAGTTACGCATGTGAACCACAATGTACCGGTCTAGTTTATGTTCACGCTGTAGGTTCAACACACGGGTACGATCTTCTTCTGCGGCAAATAGTTCCACTGCCATATTGACCGGTGCATCGCCAAACACACGATGGAAGTAGGCGCCCACATAGTGTACGCCAGGATTGTATTCATAGCAGTCATCTAGGTTGTAGACAACGTCAAAACGATTTGCATCCGCAGCGTCAAAAGGCACTACCCCTGTGATGTGTGGATTGTTCTTGTACACTTCAATGCAGTCTGTGGCCACCATGATGTTGGCGCTCTTGCCATATCGGCGTTTAAGTTCACGTACAACACCAGTGGTCATAATAACGTCGCCAATTGCGGCACGACGTTTGACCAAGATGTTAATGGGTCGAGTCAGTTTCATCAGTCTTCAATCCTCATACCATTTGGTCCAATGTTTCCGGTTACACCTGTGCGTTCAACTGTGTGAATATGTTCTGCAGGCAAGAACTTGTACAGCATGTGTTCAATGTCACAGTAGCCGCCTTGGCTAATACGTTCTGCAATGTACACAAAACCATTTTCATACGTAGACAACACATCGTCGGTTAAAGACAATGGCCAACTCCACAAGCGACTCATGTATTGTTTGTTGACTTGTGTGATGTGTAAAGGAAACTGACTAGTCATTGCCTCTTTGACTACGATCTTGTCAGGATATGCATCATAAACTGTCAAATCAAATGCATCATACAGCGTATAACGTCCTGAGATCTTGTGTACACGGTCAATGTCCTTGAAGGCACCCTTGTCACGTAGTTGTTCAATGGCCTGTTTGAAGCACATGACTTCTGTTGCGTTCTTGACCCAATCCCAGTTCTCGCTGCCATTGAAGATGTCTTTGACATCTTGATCATCATCAAAGTCAACAATGTCATCAACTACCAATTCAAGTTCGCTGCGCTGCTCTGCTGTTAGCGGAATGGCGCTCATTTCAATTAAGAAAATTCTTGCACCAGGCACACGTCCAGTGATGCTATTAATAGTGTCCTTGGTTTGCTCCAAGCGTTGTTCTGCTGTGAATACGCCAAACTTGGTGTTAATGGCGCTGGTGATCATGAATGCGTGGTTCATTTGCTTAACCATCTTTCGTTTGCCAGTGTCCAGTCCACCATCTCTTTGATGCGTTCACTGAGTTTTAGTCGAGGCTCCCAGCCCAACTGTTTAACATAGTCACCACTCATGGCATAGCGTAGATCATGTCCGGGACGTTGGCTGTGGTAGTCAACCATTTTGTAGTTCAGGGGCTTGCCCACAGCATCAGCAATCATCTGTGCCAAGACCAGATTGTCTACTTCTTCGGGACCAACCAAGTTGAACTTGGGACACTTGGCTCCACCAAAGTCACGTTCAAGTCCGTTTACGTTGAGACCTAGAATAAACATCAGGCCATCTGCAACGTCGGCAGCATGGATCCAGTGTCTGCTGCCAGCTTCGGTCATTTCTGCATTGGCATGAATACCAATCAATTCTCCATCACGCACACGTTTGATGCACATGGGAATGAACTTCTCGGGATGTTGACGTTCGCCAAACACGTTCATGGTATGTGTGATCACAATGGGCAACCGGTAGGTGTTTTCAAATGCCACACACATTTCCTCACCCCCGGCTTTGCTGGCGCTGTAGGGGTTTGTGGCGTTGTAGCGATCACGTTCTGCAAAGCGTACACCTTTGGGTGCAGGGCCAAACACTTCATCGGTGCTAAAGTACACAAAACGCTCTAGATTTTTCAGGGTGCGAGCATACTGTAGCAAGTTAACTGTGCCCACAACATTGTCCATTACAAATTCCATGGGGAATTCAATGCTGCGGTCCACATGTGATCCTGCTGCCAAATGCAACACAATGTTGACGTCACCCAGTGCTTCTGAGATTTGTGGATTTAGTTCTGCTTTGAGATCATGGTACACAATCTCAATTCGTTTCTTGTCTAGGGCGCTAAAGTCCTGCATGATGTCTGCAAGACGATTTAGGTTGCCGCTAAAGTCCAAACGGTCTAAACAGACCACTTGCCAATCTGTTGTTCTAATGATACGTGCAATAAGGTGGTGGGCAATAAAGCCTGCGCCACCTGTAACTAATACTCTTTTTGTCATAGGTTCCTAAAGTAATTTAACTATTATAATTATATGGGGGCAGTATGTCAAGTGCTTTTATTTCTGCGTTGTCCAAAATCCATTGGCTGTAGTGTGTTGGGTTGTTGACCACAGTGCGTGGAAAGTAGTTGTCCAATTCTGCGATAGCATATCTATTGCGGCTGGAGCGGTCCCATTCGGTACGTGCTGCAATGCTGGCTTCAATGTCAATCTGTGCAATAAATTCAGGCCTGTTTACTTCTTGGTGACTAAAGCTCTGTGCCTTGTCCACTAAGAAATCTCTGTCGCCCATGTAACCAAAATGCCATCCAGCGTGTTCAACTGTTTGGCATCCATTGTTGGCATGTGCATAGGCTGTGCCCATAAAGTTGAATCTCATGTTGCGTAGTGTGCTGGGTGTTATGGTATCCAATACCTCACGTCGTGTGGCCATTGCCCAAATATCATACTGGCCTGGAGTGGTACGCATATAGTTCAATTTGAAATTGTACAGGGCCATGCGTAGAGCAAATATGATTTGATCACTGGTACGTATGTAATCTACAGCCGCAGCACGTGGAATCTCGTCCACGTCCGAAACCATGATGATGTCATCTGCTGCTGCATCTGCTAACCCACGCAGGATGGCATCGCGTTGAAAGTGTTCGTTGTCCCAAGCGTTGCTGCTGTTGGGCATGTCTGTGACCTGTACATAAATGATTTTGTCTGCGTACTGTGCAAACCGATCTGGATCAAAGTTCCAAGGTTTGGCACGGTTTGTGAATGTTTGGTTAGATTCCACAATGACAAAGTGGTCCACATGAGCGTATAATTCACGTAAACGTAGTTCAAGTAATTCGTGCTCGTTATAAAACGTAAAGCAATCATATATTTTGTTCATACGAGTATTTAAGTTGAATAAATAGTTTACAACATATTTTCAAGGAACGCAATGTACGCTGTTGCCAGTATCAATTTACCCAACTACCAAGACCTAGCAGACTTAACCGATACACCCAAACAGGAATACTGTGAGCGACATGGATATCAGTTCCATGTGCTCAAAGAGAAAAAGTACAGTGAGTGCATGGGCTTTAACAAGATCGGCTATGTGCTAGACCTGTTTGAACAACATCCCGACATTGAATGGTTGTTGTTTACCGAATGCGATGCCACAGTTACCAACTTAACTGTCAAAATTGAAGATCGCATTGATGAGGACTACCACTTTATCATTCCGGTAGATCGTTTGAACCTCAATGCCGGTAACTTCCTGGCACGTAACAGTGAGGCGGGACGTGCCTATTTGCAAATGATCATGAAAAACGAGCCCAAGTATCGTGATGCAGAATGGGCCGAACAGCAGGTCATTATTGACACCATTGACGAGTATATGGATGTTGTTAAAATTGTTCCACAAAAATACATGAACAGCTACATCCAAGAACCCTATGACTATTGTGATGTACGTCAAGACATCCTGGGCAATAGCGGTGAATGGGCCTCGGGCGATTGGATTGTACACTGGCCTGGATTACACAAGCCCTTGCGTATGGATCAAGCCACACGCATGTTAGCTCAAATTGTAAGATGAGAATTTACATAACAGGTGCCACTGGCTTCTTGGGACTCAGCTTCCAAGAACACTTTCGCGAACATAACATATTTTGCCACCGACGTGGCGACAGCATCACTAGCGATCTAAACATTTTTGAGCCCGACTTGATCTTGCACTGTGCCGGAGAGATCTACAATGCTGATCTAATGTTTGACAGCAATGTGGGCATGACACATGACATATTGGAATGGTTGCGACTGCACCCCTACACACGCATGATCTATATTGGATCCAGCAGCGAGTATGGTATTGCAGATCATGCCACCAGTGAGACAGATCCCATCAACCCCGTAGACGTTTATCAAGCCACCAAAGGTGCTGCCAGTTTGCTGTGTCAAGGCTATGCCAGACAGTATGGTGTACACACCTGCGTGGCCCGCATCTACAGTGGATACGGCGCACACGAACGTGAACGTAGACTGTTCCCGACTCTATATCGTGCCTTCTTCAAAGGCGAGGCCATGACACTGCGCGATGGTGTGCATGACTTTATCTATATTGCGGACTTTATGCGTGGCATCAGCTTGTTATTGGATCGCGAATGGCCTGCAGGCGAGATTGTAAACTTTGGGTCGGGCACACAGTATACCAATTTGGAAGTGCTACAGGCATGGCAACGTGTTACTGGCATCACTGCACCTGTCACCTACATTGAGGGATTCAGTAAAGCATTTGAAAGCAAGGTTTGGCGTTGTAATACTGCCTACGCACGTACACAATACAAGTTTCAAACTGAATACAGCCTAGAACAAGGCATTGAAGATTTTATTAGGAACAAACAATGATACCTTTTGGAGAAGACGAGGGTGTAAAGATTGATCAAGCACATGCAGATCTGTTGCGTGGCTTGGTTGTATCCAATAAACCCAAAACCGTATTAGAAATCGGACTAGGCGGTGGTGCTAGCGCCGATGCTATACTGTCAGGATTAGAATATAATCAACAGCCTTACAATTATGACATTGTGGACTGTTGGTGGGATTGGCAAGGCGTTAAGCCTGCAGGTGTTGATGAAAAATATGCCAGTCGTTGCAACATCATTACATCATTTGAAAGAGACTTTGTGTTCAGCACAGACAAGTCTTATGATTTTATCATGAGCGATGGAGATCATCATAACACTGATCAATGGTTTGAATATGTGTATGATCGATTACTGAATCCTGGTGGCATATTGGTTTACCATGATGTACATCTAAATGATGTTGCTAATGGATTCCCCAATTTGCGTCAAATTTATTTTAGATGCCGAGAACTGGGGATTCATCATCATTTGTTTAATACAGATTCAAGACCCGATGAACGTTGTTGGCGAGGTCTATTAACAGTATTCAAGCCAAAGGACTAACAATGTTTTGCGAACCAGGTATGCAGGACGTTATAGTCCAGCAGAAGATCTGTACATTGCACATCCCGACCACATCTTATCACATTTTATTAACCCATGACCAAATTAGAACGCAGAATAATTGATATCACATACCAAGAAAAAATGAGCCATTTAAGCAGTGTGCTCAGTGCCGCACCTATCATTGAAGAAATCTATGCAAAGAAAGCAGATGACGAAGTGTTTGTTCTCAGTAACGGACATGCGGGACTTGCACTCTATTGTATGCTAGAAGAAAAGTATGGCATTGATCCAGTAGAACTGTTACACAAACATGGTATCCATCCCAACAGAGATTTGCCAAACCACTTGCATGTCAGCACAGGCAGTTTGGGTTCAGGATTGCCCATTGCTGTAGGACACGCACTGGCCCAACCCAACAAGACTGTCTACTGTATGATCTCAGATGGCGAATGCGCCGAAGGATCAATTTGGGAGTCACTACGTTTTATCAATGACTATCCTGTTGACAACATTGAAGTCTATGCCAACATCAATGGCATGGGCGCATACGACATGATTGATACTGATCTGTTGACTAGACGTCTACAGGCCTTTTTACCACGTATCAATATTCGTGTTAGCGAACCGACTGATTTTAGTTTTGCAAAGGGACTGCAAACACACTATCACGTATTAAACGACAATGACTATGCGAGCATAAAATGAGAAATACCTTTGCAAGATTACTAGATGAAGAAATGTTTAAGAATCCCCGAGTGCGGTTAGTAACTGCTGACTTGGGCTATGGCATATTGGACCGTATTCGCAAAAATCACGGCGAATACAGTTACAACGTGGGCGCTGCCGAGCAGCTGATGTTGGGAGTTGGCATTGGTATGGCGCATGAAGGACTTACACCTGTGTGCTATAGTATGAGCAGTTTTGTTCTGTATCGTCCATTTGAATTTATTCGTAACTATTTGAATCACGAAGGGACTAATGTTAAACTAGTTGGCTCGGGTCGTGATCAAGATTACGAACACGATGGTATTAGTCATTGGGCACACGATGACGAAGCAGTATTAGCCAGTGTTCCCAAGGTCAAGATTTACAAGCCAGAAAATATCGAAGAGCTACAAAAGATATTCCCGGAATTCATTAGAACCCCGGGACCTGCATATCTAAACTTAAAACGTAAAAATTAACGCTGTTGCGGTATAGCGTCAGTACAAGTTCTGCACAGGCTATTGGTGGAAAACTGATCCTGTGCATTTTCTTTGAGTATGTTTTTAAACGGGTCTTGTCGACGAATCTCTTCCATGGTGTACTGTTTTAAATTGCCCAGTACATGCTTGTTGTCATAGTCCATGCAACACAGCACAACATCACCGTTGGGTAACACTACGTTTTGATCATAACGTGGCGTTTTCCCACAACGTATGGGTCCTGTATGTCTCGGAGCAATTTGTACCTGTTGCTCTTTGACTTGTTCAAGCGGTAAGCTGCCTGCACGGTCATGTCCTTGCCAAGCCCACAGTCTAATATTAAGATGGTCGAGTGCAGAATCAACCATGCCAGTACCGTCCATGGTCATGCCTTCGAACTTGATACCTGCTACTTGGCAAGCTGCCTGTGTGGCATGTAGTGCGTACTCCCAATCTTCATTGTATCGCCAACCTTTCATGTTGCCGTTTTTGTCAGGAAAGTGTATGCTAAAAACGTCAACTTGATCAGCGTATTCTACTAGCAGTTCAATTACACGATCAGTATCTTCACGAGACCAATTGTAAAGTGTAGTGTAGACTGCAACACGACGACCCGATGAGAGCGCATATTCAAACATACGTGTACATTCAGGATTGACCCAAGGTTCAGCCATGCCACTAAAGTCAATACGTGCCTCTGCTGGAGTATTGTCTAATGCTGTCTTAAACGTTTCAAACGACATGTATTTTACATCGTCTTTACCGTAAGCATCGCGTAGGTTGTCTTGGGGGCAATAGTTGCACATCAAAGGACAACCAATCATGGTTGTTATTTCTAAAGTTGAGTTTGACATGCAATTATTTATTAGTCTTGATCTTCGGCTGTAATCTTCTCGCCAAGTTGACTCTTCAGGGCCCGCATGAGTTTGCGCTCAGTGTCGTACACATACTCTTTGCTTTCGTCTTCGCTGTTGACAATAAGAATAAAACCGTTAGCGGCTTTGCGGATTTCGATACTTTCAAACATAGTGTTCCTAGAAGTTGTTAAACACTATTATAACATACACCAACGTTTAAGTCAAGAAAAAGCCCACCAGAGTGGGCTTTTTGTTTACCATTAATATATTGTTTCATCTTGGCCCAAATAACGGGCCAAGTTCAATCTAACCTATAATTTCTATATTAGAAATTGTGTGTGAAGTTCACGCTGGTGATGTTTTGGCTTGCTGTACCACGCAATTGGTCGTAACGCACACCAACTGTGTCATTTTTAGTAACTGCATAGCTCACACCGTAACGCATTGTGTGTGTTGGATCATAGTGTGCGTCTTCGTCAACAGCTCGGCGGAAACGATCGCTAACGCTCAAAGTGAACGCACCAACTGGGATTTTAACGCCAGGTTCAATGCTGTAGTAGGTGTAGTCAGTTGTGTTTGAATACTTGTCACCAACGGCAACACGAGTATACAAGTTAACACCAGCCACTGGATATGTACCTGTAGCACCAACTTCCAAACGAGTACCAAGTGCATTGGTGTTCTCTGTTTGTGTGTTTGTGAAGTATGTATCAACAGCAAAGTTGTCGTTGATGTTGTGCTTGACACCCATAACAATGCTGACTTGGCCAGCAGAACCATCGGTGTTGGTAGCACTTTGGTGCTCTAAGAAAACGCTGTCAGCCATTGCTGACAAAGTTGCGATTGCCAAAACGGCAGAGATTGCGATTTTTTTCATTTATAACTCCTTGATTGTGTGAATGAAAAGTGTTGTTGTATAGTTAAAAAACTATTATAACTTGAAAAGCGAGTCTGTGTCGACTCTTTTGGATACATTAGTATTTATACTAGTTATCTAAAATCTGTTTGATTTCAACTCCACTTTGTTTGAGGAATTGTATGCCGGCATCATCTCTATAGTTCTCACCGTAAAATACACGGCCAATACCCGACTGATAAATCAGCTTGGCACAGTGGATACAGGGTGCATGAGTGACAAATAGGTCTGCCCCAACGCCACTGTTGGTGGACCTGGCCAACTTGGCAATAGCATTGGATTCGGCATGTAAGACCTCGACTCTAGTTAGCAGTTCTGTTATTCGTGTCTGCGGGTTGGTGAATTCAAATTCGCAGTTGTTGTCCCAGCCTGCAGGCATACCGTTGTAGCCGTAACTAATAACTGTATCGTCTTTGACAACCACTGCTCCAACTTGTAGTCTTTTTGCATAACTTAATTCTGCGGCACGATGTGCCCAGTCCATGTATAATTGTTGAAATTTAGGTTTCATCGGAATAAAGGCCCTGCTATCCATCCCACTAGGCTGTGGCGTGTACCCTGTGTAACTGGAGTGACCTCGTGTAGCATATAGCTGGGGAAGAAAATAATCTTGCCACGGGCACGTGGTGCCGGTTCAGGATCTGTTTTATTGTAAGGGAATTGCAATATGCCCCCTTGGTATGACTCGGGATCGCTCAGTTGTAAACTAAAACTCAGCTTACGGGCGGGTTGGCTCCGTCCCAAATCCATGTGCGGCTTGTAGTGGCCTGTGTTGGATTCGTTGTAGGTTGTGAACTGTAGGGGCAGGATGTGTGTCAACTCAAAGTTGAAGTATTCTTCGTTGACTTTGCGAATCACTGGCTCAAGTGTGGCATAGATCCAATCGTGTTCGGGATCGTCAGTGGATAACCAACTGATGCTGCTGGCACGATAACTGTCCACATTGCCCACTCCCACTGTGGCATCTGCCATGCCTGCTTCGAGGCCAAGTTCAACAATACGATCAAGTTCTTGGTCAGTGAAGATGTGCTCACGCCAAGTCCAACCGGTATTTTCTTTTGGGGGTTTAAACAAAGGCCAAGTCATTAGCCACCTCGACCAGTTTTTCTACCTGTGGGTTTGTTTGCGCTAACCTGTGGCTTGAACTTGGCTTGCTGTACCCGTGCTGAAGTGCTGGCCGGGACACGAGGGTTGGCGGCTGCTGCTTTGGCAGCGTTGGCCGCATTGATAAAGGGATTACGAGATTTCTTTTCTTCTGTCATAATATTGGAGCGGGATAGCGGATTCGAACCGCTGACGAACAGCTTGGAAGGCTGACACTCTACCCCTGAGTTAATCCCGCAGTATTTTTATTTAAGACGTTTGAGACTGCTGGTGTCCAATTTGCCCTCTTGGATTTCCAGTAAGGCAGTAACAGGGGTATGCCAGTGTTCAAATCGTTCGCTGTGTCGATTCTGTACTGCAATTTCACGAGCACGTAGGCTGGCCACGATAACCATTAGGTAGCGGTTGCTGCCAATATTTTCAACACATTTTTCTGTGTCAATTGTTGTACCACGGCTATTGTACTGCATGTCATTCCTTTGAGGAGTTGTTGAAAATTGTTGTTTGGTGCCCCGGGACTGTTAAGACCTCAGGGCATATTGGTGCGTCTGGTCAGATTCGAACTGACACGCCTTGCGGCACGAGCTTCTAAGACTCGCATGGCTACCGATTACATCACAGACGCATTGTTTAATGTGTTATTATACTGTACTTATGATTGTTTGTCTAGCAGTTTGGTTAAAGTGTTTTCTGCAGGCGTTCAATCTCGTTGGCTGCTTCTTCCAGCAGGTCGGCAATACGGTCAGCTCGACCTTCTTGCACACTTTTTCTGTCTTGAATGTTGCGTCTAATCTCCGCCCGTTTACGCAGGCGGTAGACTAGACTTTGTTCACTGACTGGCAAATGACTTTCATCAATCATACTGCACCTACAAAGTTACGTACCCAAGCCAGACGAGCTTGCTCGTCCATTGCTGTGTATTCCACAATGTTGGCACGGATTGCGTCAACTAAGGGATAGTATTCTTCGTCCAAATTTTTCTTGATGTCATTATTCATATCAACAAGTTTATCTGTACGAGGATTACGAGCCACCCACTTGCTGGTCAAGTAGTAAGGGCTTTTGATTTTAGCACTGACATTGTCTGCTGTGTAAAATACAAAACCTTCATGGCGAACATTCTTTGTGTGTTCTACAAGCTCGCCAACAGTAGTATGAACAGCTTCTGCATATCCACACTTCAAATGGCTCAGCGCATAGTCACGTGCCCATTCTGCCATGTCCTTACCGTACATCTTGACTTCACTGTCCCATGCGTTTTCACGGCAACCCAAGAAATACATACCAGCAGATTCTGGTACAATGTGCGGATCAGAGGGATGCACACATTCAAACATCAAGGTCATGCCTTCTGCTGACTTGAGTTCCATTTGCCAATCTGCCCAAGGCATGTGCTTCTGCATCATTTCTCGTGCGTAACCAACAAAATCACTATCAGTGCTACCAGTAGTACTCACCAACACATCGTTCCGGTACCAAGTCATGGCCACCATAAAGCCATTGACTTTACGATAAGCTGTAACCGGAGTATCATCTACCAACACAGGAGCCTTGGCTTCGATACCGTAGTTGTAGATTTTGGTAAATGGACGGGACACCACGTTGAAGTCTGCATCAACGATTGTGCCACGGCATTCTTCTAAATACTCGTTCCACAAGTTATCGTAGAACACAGTCCGCTTGTACTTTAGCACATAGATGCCATCGCCAGCTGGCCGCATCGTGACCAACTTGGGATTGTCTAATACGAACTTTCGTAATTCATCTTTGTTCATCATTCAACTCCGAAATCTTCTTTGATTCGTTCAATCAATTCAGCATAGGATTCATTACGAATCTTTGCACCATTAATTTTCAACAAGCATTCTTGAATCAATGACTCAGAGAACTTTTCCAATTCAGCTGGACTCATTAAGATGCCACAGATTTNCCCGTAAAAACCTTCGTTCAATTTGGCACCAGCCGCCACTGCAATGTCTTTGATTCGTTCGTTCATCGCCTACTCCTGTTTTGCTGTCTGTATGTGTATATTATACAACCAAAACCATTTTGAGTCAAAAGTAGTACACGAGTACTACTTTAGTGATGGGCGCGGATTTCGCCCTTCAATGCGTCACGAATCATTTCATCCAAGCGGCTGACCACACGACCTGTAGCGTCCATTCCTACATCACGGGCACGAAACTTCTCTAATCCAGTTTCTTTTCCGTGAACATGTCCAAAGAAGTGAACTGCACCGCGGTGCATTTGGTCAAATTCCGAGATGGGATAGTGAAACATACAAACCACTTGTCCTTCGTGGTTGTAGCGCAAATACTGATGCACTTCTTTGAACTCTGCACGGAATGCAGGGTCGTTCAACAACTTGCGGTCATGATTGCCTTCAATCAAGATCTTGGTGCCGTTCAAACGGCGCAAGATTTGTACAGCATCTTTTGCTGGCAAGAAGGCAAAGTCACCCAAGATGAAGACTTCATCTTCTGGCTGCACACTTGCGTTCCATTCTGCAATCATCTTTTCACGCATGTCTGCCACATCTGTGAAGCCGGCCCGTGTTACAGGGCAAAACTTCATGATGTTTGCGTGTCCAAAGTGCAAGTCACTTGTGATCCATTTTGTCATATTCTCTCCTTATGCGTACCAGATTTCTTGGAAACCTTCCGCTTCTGTTGGTAACTCTAAGTTAGCAGCCATGGACCGCAATACCACCAAGGGGATGGTCTTGCCCGGACGGCTGGCTAACCTACGCTTATGTTCTTCGGCATCTGGTGTTGGGAACACCATTGCAATCTTGTAGTAGTCGGGCAACATCTTCAACTTGGCTGCACGACTTTTGGCTGTCAAGTTTGTTTGATCCCAGATCACGTTCTTGTTGTTTGCTTGACAGATCAACACTTGGTTTTCCATCAACTTTGTTGCAATCTTGATGTATTCATCAAACACTTCATTGTAGGTCTTGCCTTGCTTTTGTGCATGTTCGTCAATGAAACGATCGCTAGACACAACAGGAATATCCCGTGCCCATTCTTGACTTGCAATCCAAGTGCTCTTGCCACTGGCAGGAACACCAATCAACATGTACAAATAGTTCTTCTGTGTCATATTAAACATCACCTTCATGTGTAGGAGGCAAAATAATGCCTCCTGCGCTGTATTGATAGGGCTGGCCATTTATGGTGGGAGCTTCGTTCTCATCATAGTACATGCCCAATGCCCTCATCATTCTGTGCTTAACAAGTAAGTTAGGGGCACGGAATGCTTCTGTATCACTGAATCCCATTATAACACCAACTTCACAAACTGCACCACTACGGCACACTCCTGCATGACAATGAACAATCACATTCATATGATTGTCCAATGCGTGTTGCAACAAACGGGCCAGCTCTGCTGCCTGCTCTGGGCTACAACGCATGGCCTCGTCAAGTACTGGATCCTGTTCCTCTACATCAAGAAATTCAAATTGATGCGTTTCACGGAACTGATACTTGGGAACGGGGAAGTCGCCAGGAGGATCTGCAATCTGTATCAACATAGCATTCACACCAGGATCAATATGAAATCCCCGTGTGATGTCGCTACATGCTACATTCTGAATCCAAGGCATATCATGCTCCAAAGTTAAACTCACGTACCCACTCAAATTGAGTTGCAGCAGGTACCCACTTAAATTGTTGTTTTTTACGATTAGGCTGTTCAAAGTCTGTGCAGATCATAACCCATCCGCGCTCTTGAGAGAAGCCTACAGTGTCAGCAACACGGATCACTTCAACAATGCGTCCGTTCATTTTTGCTACTATCATCATGCTGTCTCCTTTCTGCGCTAAAACTATATTATAGCACCAAAATCATTTTGGTACAAGTCGCACTAAAGTACTAAATTACTAAATTACTAAATTTGGAGGGCCCTAGAGGAATCGAACCCCTATCCCCAAGTTCGAAGCATGGTATTCTATCCGTTGAACTAAGGACCCACAAAAAAGCCCCTTGCGGGGCTGTGTAGTTAAATCAACTGTTCCTGCTTTAACAGTGCCACATCGCTGTCAGACAATGTGATTTCTGTGCGGATGTTGAGTTCCAACACTTTATCATTGATTGCCTGCTTTTGCTTTTTCAGCATCTGCATGTCNGTCTTGAACTGGTNAATCTGTGCTGCATCCAACACACCAGTGTCCACTGTGTCGCCGGCATAGATGCTGCGACGGCTTTCACCCTTGTCATTGCGGATCTTGTCCAACTTGCCCACAACCACATCAAGGCTGTCTGAGGCTTTGGAGTCGACCAAGGTCTTCAACTGTGCCACACGCTTGTCGATGTATGCTGCCTGTGCCAACTGTGCGCCGACACCACTGGCAGAATTTGCATCACCCACTTGGGCACGGATCACGTACAGGGTGGCAGTCAAGTCTGCACGGCGTTTGTCGTTGGCCAACAGGGTTTCACGTGCGTGGCTGATTTCATCAAAAGGCAGTTGGAATTCGTTCACGGACACCGATGTTTTGATGTCAATGCTTTTGATGTGTTCTTGAATTGCTGCCTGTAGTGCGTTGGCTTTGCGTAGTGTAATGTTCATTTTGAATTCCTTTGTGTTTGAAAAAGACAGTGAGTGTAAGCAAGTAAATTGCTGAACAATGTGCAATTGACATTAGACTGATGTTCATTAGGCATCATAGCTAGAGCAAAAGACAAAAAGCAGTGGTTACCAATATACCAAGGATCAACAAACATGCAATTTCTTGCGAGGACCTTGGAGCACTGGAACGTTTTTTAATGGTTTCCATGGAGACGTTTTAGCGTCAGCTTGGAAATTTGCAATTCCTCATCTCTTACACTACACCGGCCTGTTTTAAGAAACAGGCAAAACTTGGAGGCCAGTGTAGGAGTTTAACCTACCTAAACCGAGTTTGCAATCCGGCGCATCAACGCTCTGCCAACTGGCCATATTGGTCTGGTGGTTGAACCTATTTCAAGTTCAACGCTCTCGTTGTGCTTCATAGTCCAGCAAATTGCCTTAGCTCCACACAATCACCAAATTTGGATGCGGGACCCGGAATCGAACCAGGATCTGCAGGTTATGAGCCTGCTGAATTACCGTTACTCTATCCCGCTATAATACTTATATGTAAACACACTAATCTACCCTATGTAGCTATGTTGATCAGTCAAAGCATCAAGCTCAACTAATGTGTTTGCATATAAATTGGCGGACTGAGAATACATCCTAACCTAGTAGCACCCCGAGCATTATTACCGACCTTGCGAGTCTGCTTTCTCTCGATTTCCACTGAACCCCTTGCGAGTGTTTCAGTCTGCTACCAGCATCGCCGTTTTTAAAGACAGGCAGTAGTCTTGTCATCGTATGCTATTCTACGCCATCTATCCCGTTGACCTTGCGAGCCATTCAAGTGCGCTAACACCTTACGAAAC